AAGAAGTTACATTGCCTATTGTTGTAGGTAAGATTGTCGGAAACGATATAAGGGAAACAAGATTTGAGGCCAATCAAGGCGGTGATCTGTATTGTGGACTTGTTGATAAGATGTTGCAAGAACAAGGATATAAATGCAGTTGTACGCATAGACGCGCCCCTAACAGAATGGAAAAGAAATCAAAAATCATTGCATACGCAGGCGATATTAAGCGCAAATTTATATTCCTACAATCGAGAATACCAACACAAGAAGAGCTGGACCAGGATGCTAAAAACGGAATAAAGCGGTACTACAGAAGTAAAGAATATCAGAATGCAATGGATGAAATGACAACATTTGTGACAATCGGAGATAATGAACATGATGATGCGGTTGATGGAATAACGCAGCTCGAAATGTTTATCGAAAATCCGATAGGATTGCACAAGACGATCATCATGCCTAGTCCGATATAGGAGGTTTTTCGTGAAAAAGAGATCACCAAACAGCATAATTTCACAATATATTGATATGCAAGAGGAAATCAAGCGGTTAAAGCAAAGCATAAAGAAATCCGAGGATGCGCTTGAACAGCTTGTTGATGAAGGGACTGTTGTTGATAAAGTTTCCGGGGGGCTTGGAGGAATACAGGGCTTTAAGATTGAGGGCTTTCCAGTTGCGCAGTATGAGCGTAGACGCAAATTATTACGTGAAAAGATAGATAATCTTCACGAACAGGAAAATGAATTACTCGAAATGTCAAACAAGATTGATGACATTGCCAAAAGTGCTGCATCAAGCCGTGAGAGAATTATCATTCGGGCTATTGCATATGATGGAAAAACACAACAAGAAATCGCAGATGAATTGCATATAGACCAGAGCCTTGTGAGTAAAACAATTAGTAAATATCGTTTATGAAAGTTTCATACAATTCATAAAAAAAGTGTGCTATTATGAAAATGCGAAAAAACTCTGAACAAGTTTAATCCAAAAAGCCCATGCGCAAATGCAAAGCGCGTGGGCTTTTGTGTGTACGGAGATTATATGAAAAGACCGAAAACAATTTATTGTCCATTGTGCGGATTGAAAGCAATGGAATATAGCGGAGAGGGAACAATGAATTTGACGCATAGATGTAAGAAGTGCGGAAAGATTGTTGTGTATTCTCCGGAGGAAGATAAGACAACATATCACAATATCCCGGATAGAACGCAGTCAAGTGGTATGAGATTTTGGTGAGGTGTGAGATGCAGACTATTGGCAGAAGGAAAATATATACGGATGTAAAAGAAATCACGAAAGACAACGTTATTGACGTTCTTAGACGCGCTTTCCCGGATCATCTGTTTAATACAAAGAGGATTGACTTTCTGCTGAAGTATGATGCAGGCGATCAGCCACTAATGCGAAAAAAAACATATAGGTCAGATATTGATTGTCAATGTGTAGACAATGTTGCACATGAGATCACAAAATTTCACACATCATTCAAGTGGGGCAATCCTATAACGTTCGTCCAGCGTGGAGAACGTGACAGCGGAGGAAATACCGAACCGCTGGCTGTGAATTATTTGAATGAGTGCTACGAAGCAGAGGAAATCAGAAAAAAGACGCAAGAGCTTGGGCGATACGTTGAAATATGCGGTATCGGATATTCATATGTTGATGTGAATACGGAATATGAACCTGGAGACAGCCCCTTTAATGTCGATATTTTAAGCCCTATGTGTACTTTTGTTGTGTATTCAAGTTATTACATCGGCAAAAGACCTATGTTGGGTGTTACATATCGCAGAGACGATAAAGGAAACAAGTATTTCACATGCTTCTCTAATGACGCTGTATATGAAGTATTGAATATGCAACACATCATCAATGGAGATGTAGACCCGGAAAAAGAGACATGGATGCATACACAGCGCAGCGGTGAAGCAAATTTACTTGGAAAAATACCGATCATTGAATGGTTCCGGTCATATGACAGAATGGGGTGCTTTGAGCGCGAAATCTCAGAGATGGACAATCTGAATATCCTTGTATCTGATTTTACGAATGACGTGGAGCAGAACACGCAAGCAATATGGCACTCTAATGACGTAGAATTCCCAACCGAGATTGTAAAGAATGCGGATGGCACAGAGACAAGCACCGTTCGAAAGCCTAAGACAAATGAGTGGATGCAGACATTTACAACACAGGACGGCAAGACACCATTTGTTGAAGCGCTGGCCGTGAATTATGACTATTCCGGCATGTTGAATAACATCATTACAAGACGTGCGCTAATTTTGCAGAAATGCAACGTTCCGCAGAGAAATGACAATAGCGGCGGTTCTACTGGAATTGCAATGGACGCGGCAACCGGATGGGATGCTGCTGAGATTGAAGCAAATATGCAGCAGAACATCATGGAAGGCTCAAAGATGGAGGAATTAAAGGTTGTTCTTAGAGCAATCGCAATCTCACCATTTATTGAGCGAGACAATCCAATGCTTTCACTTAGATATATGGATGTACAGCCCAGTATTAAGCGTCAGAAGAATTTTGAGCTTACAAACAAGATCAATTTTTTTGCTACAGCTGTAAGCCATGGTATCTATGGATTGCACGCACTGAAAGCTATGAATGCATTCGAGGATGTCAATCAGGTGTGGGAAGATAGCCGTGATCTAATTGACGCATATCAAAAAAGCATTTTTGAGAAATCAATAACAGCAGACGCAGAACAGGAACCGGACAGCGACAGACTATCACCGGATAACAGCGATCAGACGGAAAATTCCCCAAATTTAAGGGGGTAGCCCATGATAGATGGATTAAATAATCTAACAAGCAGTGCAAAGACACGCTCTATGGATTACGAAAAGTACTTCGGAGAAATGGAGCTAAGCGAGAGTGAGAAGAAAAAGCGCATCAAGATGGCAAAAGAGTTTGAGGGTGCGCTTTTATTCCTTTTTGCCTTGATCACTGTTTACGGAGAATACAATATATCAGACATACAGGCTATAATTTTCACATTCAAGTCAAGATACAGAAATGTATTGCAAGACAATGTGGAGATTGACGAACAGCTTGACGAATACATTTCACTGTTTTCGTCTATGGTAGTTGATACAACCTACAAAAATATAGATGATGAATATTTCCTATCAGATGATAGAGCAAGATACATCGCTGAAAATGAGGCAAATACAGTTGCGAATTATGAGCAGTTCAAGACTGCTGTGAACAGTGGAAAAACCAAAAAGAAATGGATTGACATGAGAGACAACAGGGAACGAAAGACGCATTTAAAAGTCGGAGGAACAGTAAAGCCAATCAATGATTATTTTGTTGTTGGTGAAAGTTTGATGTTATATCCAAAATCACTTGACGCAGACCCAAAGGAGGTGATAAACTGTAGGTGTACTATTAAATACTTTTAAAAGGAGGTACACTTATGGCAGAACCACTTAGCTTGATTGGTAAAAGATTTGGGAAACTAACAGTAACCAAAAGGGCAGAAAATACAAAAAAAGGGAATACGCAATGGGAATGTATGTGTGATTGCGGGAACAAAAAAATCGCCCTTGGATATGATTTGACACATAAAAGAACTGTATCTTGTGGATGCGAAAAAGGAAATCCGGGTAAACCTTCAAAAAAAAGAAAAGATTTATCTGGGATGAGATTTGGAAAACTTACTGTAATAGAACTTGACAAAGAAAAAACAAACAATGGTATTTTGATTTGGAAATGTCGTTGCGATTGCGGTAAAGAAACGGTAGTGAGAGGTGGGAACCTTAAAAGTGGAAGAACAATATCATGTGGATGTACAAAAAAAGAAAAACACGCACATAATTTCAAAGATTTAACAGGGAAAAAATATGGTAGGTTGACTGTTATATGCGAGTGTGAGAAAATAAATAACAAAACAGCATGGTTATGCGAATGCGAATGTGGTAATTCAAAAAAAGTAATAGGAAATTATCTTGTAACAGGAACAACAAAATCATGTGGATGTTTGTTGGAGGAAACAATACAATTAAATCACGATAGGAAAAGAGAAAATTATAAAAACACTAATAAAGGATGTAACAAAAGAATTTACTGTATTTGGTTAGGGATGATATACAGATGTTCAAAAAGATATCATGCCCCGCAAAATTATTTCTACAAAGGAATTACAGTATGTGAAGAATGGCATGATTTTGATGTTTTTTGTAATTGGGCTATCAATAATGGATACAATGATAGTTTGACGATTGACAGGATTGATAATGATGGAAACTATTGTCCTAATAATTGCCGATGGGTAACAATGAAAGTGCAACAAAATAATAGAAGCAATAATGTATTTATTGAATACCTAGGAGAAAGAAAGACAATGAAACAATGGTGTGAAACATTAGGACTAAATTATGGAATTGTAAGAGCTAGAAGAAGAAGGGGAATAAATATTCCAGAATTATTTGATCCACCACATAAAAATCAATATAAATAAGATGTTTTGATAATCAGCACTTATAGAAATATAGGTGCTTTTTATATGCGCTAGAGAAAGCGCGTTACAAATTTCGCGAAAAGACAGAGAAGTCTATAACCGCAGAAAGTAGAGGTAATAACATGGAAGATGAAACAAAGAC